TACATCCAAAATACTGTCGCCTTCGCGGGTAGCCGATTGGATGAGGAGACGCTTAGACTCGTTATGGTACTTACGTATCTCCTCCATTTATTTATATTCGTTTTTCTTTTTTAAATGGAGTTACTAAGGTTTAAATTATTTTACTTGAATAGACTGAGAATTTTTGATTTCTTCTGTATGATTTGCAATATCGTAATACATATTCTCCCATACCCAATTACCACTGTCATCTCTGACTCTTTCCATATCGTAAAACATAAGAGGAACATGAGGGTGTCCTCTTTCTGAAAATACACCCGAATCAGAAAGTGTTTTAACTTTACCTTCAATAGCATTATCGGAACATCCAGAAGATAAGATATAATCAATGCGTGTACGTTTACCAGTTTTACCATTTAAATTAGTATAACCCGCATTCTTACCGTTATCGTTTAAGTCATATGTAAAAATAAAATCTTCCATATATTCACCTTGGTCGTTCATTGTATCATTACAAATTGCCGCGTCACCTTCGAATATGTCTGTTTCATCAACACTGGCATTGAAATCACCACAAATTACGTAAGGGTAGTCAATAATAAATGACTCTAAATACATCCATATATCATCCATAATACGATTCCAAAACTTTGGTCTAACATAAGTATTAATAAGATAAAAACCACCTCTTTTGTCATTAATAAAATGAACGTCTATATACTTCAATGCTTTATGTCTTTCATTTGTATAATCGTATTCAATTTCGAATTTATCAAATAAATCAACGCGTTCAACCCTACCTTTCAACCTTTTAGAAAAAAATGTTAACATAGGTAAATTTTCTTTTAATTTTCCATTATGTCTTTTATAAACGTCTATAGTAGAAAAGAAACCATCGTTATTTAAATTTTCCATATATGAATAAAATTCCTCGCGTTGTTTTTTATTTTTGCCCGGGGATTGTGGCATATTTGTACATATAATATCTACATCATCATTTCTTATATGTTTCATACATTTAACAAATGGACAATCTTGTAAACTAGTATATTCATCAGGAAGACTACCATGACAATTCCACGATAATAATTTCATATTTTTATTTTTAGTAAGTTTATACATAATTTCTGTTTCGTTAGTAGGAGTCATTTTTGATTTGATTTTGATTTGATTTGATTTTACTTTTAAATTGTATTATCTTAGGTTGAAATCATATGTAAAATATGTCTATTTTTTTATGGCTATTTTTTCTGTACCCACTTAGAGGGATTTAAACACTATATTTTCTATTATAATACAATGGGTGCATGAAAGTCATGTTTTTTTAAAAAAGAGTGGTCCTTATGAGAACCGAGTTCGAAAAATTTTCAAAAAGGCATTTAAATCGCTCTAAGTGGGTACAGAAAAATTAGCCCTAGAAAATTTACGTCTTTTATGTTTGATACTGTGATAAAAACTAATAAAAAATTAAAAACTACAATACACCATTTAAAATATACATTGTATAAATACGAAACCTAAGTAAAAAGGAGCTTAAAAAAAAGGTACTAAATAAATATATAAAACAATGTCAACACTTGAACAAGATTACACGACCGTACCCGGTCAATTATATGCATGCCTTTCTGTTGTAGGACCTGAAGCGCCGCAAAAGAACGATAAGTTTGGAATTAAGATCCGGGGTGCATTTAATTCTAAGGATGAAGCTGCGTCTCACGCGAAACGTCTTCAAAAAGAGGATGCAACTTTTGATATTTATGTAGTCGATATGTATAAATGGTTGTTAATTCCACCTGACCCGGTTCAAATTGAAGACGCGCATTATGCGGATGAGAAGTTAGAAGAGTTGATGTTGGGGTACAGAGAAAATCAAGCTCAAGCCGCACAAATGTTTGCCGAACGTAAGAAGGATATGATGGCTGTTAAGGCACCAGGATCTGACGTATACCATAAAGGAGGTGATGAAAATTCAAGGTTTTACACGAAACCTGACGAGGCTCCCATCAGTCACCCCGGTGAAGTTTTGGAACGTCTTCAAAAGGAAAACCCTGATGCTGACATGGAAGATCTTGTGAAGGAGGCGGATGCAATCGTTGAGAAGGAAAAGGAAGCTGTGCGTGAAAAGAGAGAATTGGATATCAAGAACGCGTTGGAAAAAGAAGCAACTCAAAGAGGGTTCGGATCGGTAGAAGCTATGAAAAAGTTTGACGATGAAAAATCACGAGCTGATGTTGCAGCGGTCGAAGAAGCTAATAAATCTCAAATCGAGAATTCGGAAGATGCACAGATTAAGGAAAGTGATGATACTGGTGAAGAAGAGGAAGTAACATCAAAAAATAAGGAAAATGAAGACCCAGAAGAAGCGTAAATTAAAATTGTTATTTAAAAGTAAGTATGTTGAGTATTATATTAAACATAATCACCATTCTTATCGTATCGATATCTATTGTTTTATTTTTTAGAGTATACAAAGATCAAAAAAGTAAAACGGGTGGTGGAGGTGGTAATAGTGAAGAAATTACACCATCACAAGTTGCTAAAGACATGTCTAAAGACCCACTTATCGTAAGTAGATCATATTTTACTGAACCAGTAACAGGTAAAATAGGTACATTTACTGGTCAACAAACACCTTCTCAGTACAATTGGATAGGTGGTAAATCGTTTATCCCGGTCTGAGTATTACAGGCTGCATAGTTTTACCCATGAAAAACCCTAATAGAAATGCTACAAAAATTATAACATACCCCGTCTTATCTATATTTTCGAATATATCATTCTTTACCACCTGTTGAGGTGGTGGGGTATAATAAACAGGTTGTTGTGGGGGTGGTTGATAATATTCTTCATCAACATCCGGTTCATCCGGTTCATCGAAATTATTACTACTTTTATTTATGAATTCTTCTGGATTATACTCAATCGGTGTACCAACTTCAGCTTCCATATATAAAAAAAGTATCTATTTTTTTAAGCTCTTTATTACTCACTTATTTCTTCTTCTTCTTCTTCTTCGGAGTAATCTTCATCTTCATCAGTATCATCGACAACAAACCCTTTTAAATTTCCATTATCATCAGCATCTTCATCACTTTCATCGTTTTCAATATCATCATCACTAAGAAAATCTTCATCATCAGAATTTAACAAATCTTCGTCCGTATCGTATTCATCTTGTTTATAATCATCTTCTACATCTTCAAACAATTCCAGTCGCACTGGTGCTTTTGAAACTCTCCCTGAACGTGTTTTTACAGTTAAGACCATTATATAATTAATATATATACATTTCCTTTAAGTATTTTACTCACTTTCTGACTGTAAATTCGTATATAACTCGTTAAAATTTGTTTTCAAATCACTAATAATAGTGTCTATATCTTCTAAAAGGTTCGTATCTCCTGAAACCGAGCTAAGTGCAATTTCATCTAGATTTGTAAGTGATCTATTCATGAGTTTTTTAGATAGAATTATGTTTGTTTTATATTCTAGAGCCATTTTGATATTTTCTATAAATTCATTGTGTATAGATGGGTTTAGTCCTGAATATTTATAAGATTTTCGTATAAGTTTATTAATTTCTACTACGTTATTTTGTTTCGTGGTTATTAGAGAAGATGCGAAGTATATTACAACTACTAAAACAATAACAGATATCATTGTGTTCTATAATTTAGTTACTATTTTTTCCGGGAGAAAATGTTCGCGGTTTGTACATTTACACACCTGTTTTATTTTCTTGTTCGTGACGTTAAAAATAACATTAGATGTGTTACAATTTGTACACGTATAAGTAGTGTGAATAGAATACTCGTTAAACTTATTTTTCTTAGTCTTTGGTTTATTTAGTTCTATCCTGGATACATGTACATCTCCAGTTTCCATCATATATTTGTTAATGAAACTAGAGAATATCCTCGTTGTGTCTGAATTATAATCACCCGTTTCTATTTTTTCAACCTTTTTACCAAAAAAATCCTGTTTAGACGGTTTTACATGCTTTTTAACAATCCCATCCTTGTATAATTGGTCTGTAATTTTAGACGGTAATTTATGTCTTTTACCCGTAAAATTTTTACAAAATCCAAAATGTCTCATTATTTCAGTAGTAGAAAAACACTTTTGTGTAATTGTTTCTCCTAGTATATGAAACCATACATGATTAGAGTTATGGTTACATTTTTTATTTTCACAATAAAAAGAATTTGTTGAAACCAAAAAGTTACCATTAGATTCAAACATTTTGGTAATACGCGCAGTTGTCTGCCCTTCGAGATGTTTATTGACAAAGTTTTGTAAAAGACATATAACTTCTTGATCTTTGAATTCGTTTTTTATTTCCGCGTGCGTAAAAGATGATTCTTTACCTTGAAAATTTGTTTTACCCTCTATAATATTCGGCTCTTTACTTTGGCTACGTATAGTTGACATGTATAAAAGTTTAATATCTGGGTGTGGTAATATAGGTTCAAGTAAAGTGAAAGGTCCTTTTATACCACCTTTATAAACGAAACATGGTAAATATTCACCCTGACTAACTTTACCCGTGTGATTACACCCTTTACAACCTTTACCATAACATTCTTCATGTTTAGCACGTTTATGTGAAAAGGGCATTCGAAAACCACTTCCTTGTGTTTTTCTATCGGAACTACCGTAGACAGCTGAATCAACAACATCTTCCCAATTGACCGAACCGTAAACCAATTTTAGAGTATCTATAATATGTTCTCTTATAGCTATTGCTGAAGATCTATTTACCGTAAAACCTTCCCAGTTTATATGCACACCTGTTTTTATTAATTTACCCGAAACCTGTTTTGGTTCTGCTATAGATATTAAGGCGTTACCTGCACCTTCGAACTTATTAACTTTATCACAAATAATTTTACATATACTTTCTATTTGGGTGACGGTTAATTCGGTTTCATCTTTATAATCGAGATCTACGAAAAAATTATAATTTTCTGTTTTCTGCTCAACGACAAAAATTTTCTCTCGGAGAGTATAAGCTTCTACACACTTTTCATAAAAGTCGTTCAATCTATCAAATGGCACTGATAGGACACCACCGTCCATAAGCACATGTGATACATTGGAGTTGTTTGAGAACCCTTGTTCTTTACACCATTGTTTAAACATGACGTATACTTACCAATTACTAGTTTTTATTTTTTATATTCATTCATCACTATCATAGTGATGCCTCCATATCGTTTTTCTAAACGATATTTCTGGGTACTGTTCCTGTTCAGATAAAGATTTTTTAAGTACTAAAAGTTCATAAACTTTATCGTTAGCGTGGACCTCAATATACCTTTCCGCCTTAGTTTCTGTATACCCGTGTCGTTCAATTAACAAATCCTTTATTTGCGATAATATATAAGACTTGGACTTCATTATTTAATAGAGAAGGTTTTTCTATTGACTGAAGTCACACACGCATAAAATTCTGGGTTTTGGAGTACGTTTTTAACGATCCTATCCCATTGTTTTTTCGTGTTAAATTCGGATAACGTTTCAAAATTCATATAATCGTTCTCGTCAAATGTCCTTTTAATGGGTAATTTTTGTATTTTTTTTAAATTTGTTTTTTGTTTTTCATCGTTAAACTTTTTAACGAGATCTACCTGTTCCTGTTGTGTATAATTTACGAAAAATATGAACACGTTATATTCTAAGTCTACACCCGGACTTTCTTTTACCACAAACTTGAATTCGGTATATTCACCTTTCTTGAGATTTACAACTCCTCTGGTCTCTTCTTCCAATTCTCGTAGGGCACATCTTATCGGGTTGGGTATTTCTTTTCTTCTACACCCTCCGGTAACGAAAATCCAATCTTTGAATCGTCGGTCTCGGACAGTGAGGAACTTTGGTTTAGAACCAGTAAACGTTACGGGTACTGCAATTGCCTTGTATTTCTTCATTGCGCATTTGCAAGTTATAATTGAGCGAGATGATTATTCTGAAGAATCTTCTTCACTTTCTTGATTTTCTTCAGATTCATCCTCCACTTGGGTTTCGTTTTCTGTCTTAAAAGTGACATTTTTTGGTGTAACAGGTTCATTTAACGAACTTGTTTGTGGAATTTGTATTGGCCTGACTCTTGATAAAAATGAAGCCATTTTTCCATTCATACCCTTGACACCTTCCATTTCTTCTTTTGTAGTTTTGAGTTCTCTATACATGTAAACTGAAGCAGCTATACACATAATAATAGCGACTATAATAGCAGTATCTCGATCAAATGTAAACATAATGTATTAAATTATATAATCAAGTTTTTAAGTTCGTATAATCGCGCCCATGTGTACACCGTTTTCCTTTGGACAGTCGTATCCCATTTGAGCAAATTGAATCTCCTGGTAATGTCCCTCTTTACACTCCGCGTTTTTTTCGGGTTCTTGTTGTTTAGAGTCGACGAGATGATTCAAAGTTCCGGATTTAGGATCATATGTAATGATAAAAATGAAAGCTGTAAGAAAAACTAATTGCCAGAACATTTATAATATGTGGCTATAAAAAATAATTTAGTTCGAGTACATCAAACCACCCATACCGTTTTCAATACGGAGGATGTTGTAGTTGACACCATAGACGTTGTCTTCAAACGTATCACCTTCAACAACGAGTCTCGCAGAATCGAGTCTACTGAAGTTGAGCGACCCAGTTGGTTGGAGCTTGGACGTATCGAGACAGAATGGAACCAATATAACATCGTTACTCGCCGTGGCGTTTTGTGTATGGTAGTAAACTGGTGTGTACGTAAAGTGTGGTCTGACAGACTTGGCATCGGAAACGTCCGTACCGTTAATTTGTAATTTCATCTTAGCAGTCGTGAGAGCACCAGTTGTATTTTTGGCGACCAAATACTTCATTGGGTGGTTGAAGCTGAGTTCTTGTGTACTCGATTTGGAAGCAATAGCTTTTTGGGTTTGTGTGACAATCATATTTTGTGGTGTAGACGAAATAGACATACGTTCATCAGTATCGAGATGGATGAATTGTGCGTACACTTCCATATCATCTACGGTCAATGAACCCCACGTAATTCTCAATTCAACATCATGGTACTGAAGCGCGACCAATGGGAGCGCGGATTGGGCGTTTTCGCAAAACGAAAACCTGAGTGGGACATAATAATCTGTAGTCGCGTCATAGTTGCTTTTAGAGCTCGTTTGATTCATCACAACTGGTGCAAGATCAGTCATAAATTCAGATTCTTGCGTGTCGATGACTTGTCCACCGATTAAAAGTTCAACTTTGCTGACATAATCTTTCAAATTTTGTGTTTCGTTGGCTCTGCTCGCAACATAGACGTATCCGAGCATATCACCTTTACGCTCAAACCTGATGGTAGACATACCACCAGTGGCAGGGTTGCCCTGGACAACTTGTCTTTCGACAGTTTGGGCAAAGTTTGTGTGACGTTTGTAATTAGATCTAAAAAAAGAAACTTCGGGTTGACCGACGAGGTGTGCATCTTGGGCACCGATTGCAACGAGTTGGGCAATACCACCAGACATATTTATTATATTATACTAAGGTTTTTTATTTTTAAGCCCATGTATAATATAATATGAAAGATTCTAAAAAACGAATTACGCTGCTGTAAATGAGATTGCATTCATGTATATTTTTTCCGCACCTGATGCACCTATTTTTGATACGGTCAAAAGACCATGACTGTTCTGGTCTATAGAAACATCCGCCGTAAATGCTATAAAATCGATACCGGCTGTGATAGTTTTCAAAACTTTTCGCGCTCCACCGGATGCTAGTAAAGGTACTACAACCTGACCCCCGCTTGGTAAATTTGATATAGAAAGTATCGCAACATCTGCATCTATTGAAACTAACGGAGCTGTACCGTAACTTTTATTTTTACAGTCTATCGCGAGTGTCCCTGACCCTGTCGTCCAAGTAGTTGATATTTGTGTGTTTGTGAGTATAAGATTTTGTGATGTAATATTTGAATTACAAAAAACATTACCGGCTGTGGTTACGTTTGATCCAATACTAATACTCTTGGTCGTAACAAACGCATTATCTGTCGCGTACCCTGATGCTGGTCCCGTAAACTGAAGAACATTCGAAGTAATATTGGCACCTACAGCTGCACTCGAAACATCATCTAAACCAAACGGTGATGCGGCGACGTTTAATCCACCTATTGTAATATTAGTAGCTGATACGTTACCGGTAACCGTGAGTACGTTAGACCCATACGTGTTTATGGTAAGGTTTGCTGTACCGGTAGGTCCTGCCCAAGCAGATGGACCAACACTGACGTTCGCATGTATACCTGTACCTTCCTCATGTGTAAATTCCATTGTCGAACCACCTTGTCCTCCCGAATCGTATATTTCACCTGTTGTTGTATCTATCGATAAAACGTTCTTTGTAGATGTAGAACCACCTTGTAATTCTGGGGAAAGTATTATTGCATTGTTTATGAAAAGATTACTCGTTCCCGATCCTCCTCCTCCTTGGAGTAGAATATCATCCGCGAATTTAAGTTTTTTCGTAGCCGCGATTGTAATATCACCCGCGGATGTTAAACCCGTGGTTGTGTTATTGAAAGCGACCGTTT